GCAAATCCAGTAATCTTAGTAGTCAATGAGTTTTGATTCATTGGATCAGTAAGATGAGATACTACATAGATATTAAAAATTCCGCCTGTAGTTTCAAGCTTGAGCGATAGGCTTCCCTTGCCATCATTGCTGCTTTCCATATAAGCTTCAGTTATTTCAGCAGGACCGACATCTCCTGATCGCTGAATAGTTTTACCAACTATTGGACTCACCAATGAATTTGTTTGTGCTACAAGTTGATTTAACTCTTCTTGATGTTTTCTCATATCAACGATAGCACCCTTTGCTTTTTTAAGAGCTAGTGCTGCCATCTGACCTGGAGTATTCTCATTTAATTGAGAGCGTCGTCCATTTCCATAAACTGAGTTAATGTCCTTTTTAAATAAGTCTAGTCCGACATAATCATTTTTAAGAGAGTTAATGGATGCCTCGATAGATTCTCTGATTCCACTAAGTTTTTTAACTGCGTCTGAGTCTAGATCAGGATTAGAAATAGCTTTTTGAAGTTTTTCCATCGTTTCTTCAAGTTTGCTAATGTCTACTGAAATTGCATTCTTTCGCTTTTCGATCTTTTGGTAAGTATCTATTTTTTCATCGATTTTGCTCTTAAAGATAGGGCTAATGTCATAGTTGAACTTGTTCATGCAAAACTCATACATTTCGTATTCGTCTACTTTTTTCCATTCTCTTTCAGCTGAATTTAATTTTTCACAGATATAGAATTCATTGTTTAATTTAAGAACAAATGCCTCACTTAAAGTACGATCATTCGTTAATTCTTTAATAAAATCGAAATTAAAAAGATTGCTTGAATTTTCAAATAGAGAAATTACTCTACTTTTAACTTCATTGCTTTCTAAAGAAAGAGCCTCCATTAAGTTAATATCATCTAAGTTAGAAACCTTAGACTCATTTAGATAAAGATCTAATTCTTTTTCTTCGTTTGTCTTGAAACTAATGTTAAAGTTTCGGATTGCTGATGAATCTATGCTAGTTCCATCAATGTTCTTAGAAAAACCTAGGGTAGCAAATGCTTCAGAGACTTTATAGAATCTTGGAAATTTTTCCTTTACGTAGTTTGGATCAACTTCGGCAATCTTGAATTTTCCATCAATGTATACTTTAGTTTCTTTTCCAGTTAATCCTCTGGATTCACGGATTGAAATAAATCGGTTATCCATATAAAGAATCATTCCGTCCTTAGCTTTAGTCGCAGGAGTGATCAGGTTAGTTACTTGTGTGAATGAGTTACCTTCTCCTAAAGTAAAATAACCTGCAGTTTGAGACTCGACTATTCTTAACTCATTTACAAGCTGATTAATTACAGGAACAGTCGTGCCATATTTTAATTTTAAGATATCAGAAGTATATGATTCTCCAATCAACATGTTTTTAAGATCTGCACTAACGCTAGCATATTGCTGGTTATTCATGTTATCCATAGAATAGATAGCGTTTAAGAATAATATTTCTGAACGATTTTCATTGATATAGGCTTTAACCTTTTCTACTTGAGCGTTAATGACTGAATCGTACTTATGATTTGAGAAAAACGAGATAAAATTCTCGCATAGAGCAAAATCAGGAGTGCCGTTATTCAGATAAGACTCAAAAAGTTCAACTTGAGTCTTAATCATTGGGCTAGATCCAAATTTTGATTCTTTTATCAAGTTTAACCTTTGAGAAAGATTTGCCTTTTTTGCAATCTTAAGTGTTTGAGATTCGGGAGTGATCTCGATCTTTTTAAACTGCTCTAAGATTGAAGTTATTTTTGAATTTTTTATGTTCTTGTTTATGGCAGTCAAACCGCTCTTTAAATTTGTATAGATTGAACTTGTAGGTTCACCCAACGATATCGATTTATCAATCGATTCAGTTAAAAGTTTTACTAGTGGTTCTGATTTAAGAGTAGTATTAGTCTTAAGTTCAGTTAATATTTTGTCTACGAAGCCTTTCATTTCGTGAATTATTATTTTTTTTTATTTATCTCAATAAATCGTTAATTATTTAAAGATATATTCAGTGTTGAGTCAACGGTGATAGTTATTGCTTCTTTTTCAATGCATTATTTAGTGCATCCTGTTCCTTTTGTTTCTTTTTTTCTTCATAGGTTAAAAGTGAAGCCCCACTTGTACTTATCGATTTTGAGTCGGTTACGCCAAACCTATTCACTATAGGAGCTTCTCCCTTGCCCTTTACGGTAGACCTAGCATCAACCTTATTTGCAAGATCTAATTTAGTGATCAGTGATAGTCGGTCCTTGATTCCACCAAGTATCTTAGTTAGGTCCTTTTTAGCAGCGGCATCTGCCTTTGCTTGAGCGATTGCAGCATCAACATCAGACTGTTCACTCGGCTTTCTCCACTCTCCAGTATACATTAATGTCTCCCGACCGTCTTGGGAAACTGATACTACATACATTGTCCTATTTTTTGAGTTGGTCACAGACTCGCTCTCTTTTTTAGCTATATTGAATGTTATCTGACCAGTCGATAGGTTTTCCTGACTAGAGTCGTTTACATTATCGATTGATACTTTACCTGACGATGTCTCAAAGACTAGTCGGTATTTTGCGGCATTCACGTTTAGATCTAGAGGAACTAATGGATTTTCAGCATTTGCCAAAGTAGCCTCAGTAAATACTTTTAATTTAAGAATATTATCAAACGGCGACAAGATAAATCGTAACTTTCCAGGACCAAACACAACTTCCTCAGAAGAATCGGTCGACTTGATCATTGAATTAACATTAGATATTGAAATATTATTGTTATTAAAAAAGATTGGCACGAATTCTGTACGAACAACTTCAGTAACTTGCGTTGGTACTGATGGAGTAATGACACTTTGCTTACTAATGGGAGTCGGCTCAATAAAAAGTGAAGTCGCTTCAAAGTTATTCTTAACGATCTTATTGTATATTTTTTGGGATTGTGGTTTATCAAGTAGAGGTAAGTTTATCAGGCTTCTTCCATATTTTTTCGGAGAAACTAGGTTAAATGAAGCTTCCCTAATTATCTGTTCGCCATTTCGTCTATTTGTTAGCCTGGCAATATAATCTACTGACATGCTAATTGCTTCATGCGCATATTTAAGAACTGGCCTAAATACGTTGGGCTCGTCATAATCTGTTTCTTGAAAAAATACGAACCTAGAAGTATTTATAAAGGCTGTCCCTACTTGCTCAAATATGCTTAACTGATGAACTATTATCCAATCGTCATTTGGATTTCTCTTATCCAATATCGATATTAGTTCTCCTGGAAAAGCTGAGTTGAAGGTAAGATAAAATTCTAGATAATCACCTACTAACGATTGGTTTATATATGCTCCGACATTATCAAATTCATTTGTTTGGGAAACAGTTGCAGAGTATGAGTCGGAAACAGTATACGAATCGTACGTGATGGAAGTATTTGTGTAAATAATGGATTTTGTCCCACACTCAAGCAAAGATACAGTTATTGGATTATTGTAGACTAGTCCAACAGGTCCGCTAGTGCTTGGAGTGATCGCTGCAGCAAAGGTTAGAGCTGGAACTGGAGCCGTGTTAAAATCCGTGTTAATATTTTTTATAGATGGAACGTAAATATCGATATATCTATCGTAAACTGAACTTGAAAGAAATAGAGGTTTAGGATTAAAGATTATAAGCTCTGATATTGTCTCTGGAGCAACTAGGATATTTGCAAAGATATTAGTAGTTCCATTATTTTCCGGATTACTTATCGATAAGATTAACGCTTTAAACGTATCAAAATCAAATCCCGAAATAAAGTGAAATCTGACCCTATCCATAACGACGTTATAGCCAGAAATGGTGGATGAAATTAGATCAGTATTATATTGAAGATAGTTAGGAACCTTTTCGCTGTCTAGATAAGCATACTCGTTTGTGCCTATTGAGACTACACTAAGGTCTTGAATATTTTTTAGCGTGTTGTATGACGCATCTGTGTTAAATATTTGGTGTGTTCCATCGATTTGATTTTCAACCAATATGAAATCATCGTTGTAAAAATTTAAGGATGGAACCTGCTCAAATTGATATTCAACTATGCAATATGAGGATAAATTTATGAATCTGCTTTGTGCCATTATTACTTATTTCTTTTGAATGACTTAATTTTATACAGGTAACCGACACTTACTTGATTTAGAGTGTTAGCTCCAACTAATATATTGTGTCGATCATATAAGTTTAAACCTAAGTTTATGCCTATTCCGTTTCCATTAGAATTTAATCCCTGAATGTATGAACCGCCAAATAGCCACTGTATGTTTTTTGCTTTAACTATCGGGTACGAATCTGGCGGCAGGCTCTCAATTGACATTGAGTCAACTTTTAACCAGGTCGGGCCGATTATCCTACTTTTCCATAGACCTCTCGACTCTTCAGTCAATACTACTTGAATAGGAAGTTTACCGAAAGAGAATTTTCCCTGATAAGCGGCAGTATGCTTGTTTACGAATCCGTCCCAAAAAACGAATGGGTCCTTCTCATCCGGATACTTTAAGGAAAGGTTAAGGTTATTCGTATCTGCTGGGTCAACTTTTGCAAATCCCTGTACTACTCTTTCATCTAACGTAATGACCGCACTAGTTATGCTCAATAGTCGCTCGTCCTGCTGTTTGATAGTCTCATAAAGAGATCTATTTGATTTTTTAAGATCATTCATTAAGTCTCGCTGACTATTATAATAATCAACGAGCTTAGCATACTGACCGTCTGCCTCCTTCTTTAATTTATCTGAATCAATTATTGATCTTCGAAGGTCCTCGATTTCGCTCATGGCACTATTTTGAAACTGACAATTCTTAAGACTTAATAATAGAATTATGAGCAACAATATCACATTAAATGCCTTGCTTGCAAAATCCTTAATTTCATTCATACTGTTTAATTATTTCAAGTATATCGTTTGGATTTAATTTCCTATCTAATATTTCTTCTAATTTATTTATTACATTTTTTTCCTGTTCTCGAGTATCATGAAGTATCGTACTCACAGCCTTACGTTCTTCCTCTAATCTAGCAGCTTCAGTCTCAATTCTATTGAATTGCTGACTGATTGCAGTATAGGTTAAATATAAATTGTGTAATTGATCCTTTAATTGTTTTTCCATATTTATGTTTCTTTTATTGTTACTTCGATTCCGCTTACCAGTATTTTTTCTACCCTAGCAATGGACTGCGCTAATTGAGTTAGGTCGACGTTAACTATTGCTCCGGGATTATTTTGAGGTTGCATAGATTGATTTTGAACATTCTGGGAAGTATTATTGTTTTGTGATTGGTTATTGACAGTTGATGAATTTGAGGCCATGTTAGAAGAGTTTGATGAACTCTGAGAAGAAGCAGGATTTGAAACATTTGAAGAAGAAGTATTTACGTTAGTTTGCGACGTTTGACTCGACGGATTAGGCTCACTAAAGACTAGAGGTTTTCCTTGCTCTACCTTAAGAGTAGTTGCCTTCTCTTCTTTATTAACTGAGCTTTCTGAAGATGCAGCATTTGTGTTAGAAGATGATGAACTTTCATTTACGGAAGAAGACCTTGATTCTTTTTCAGAAAAGGATTCCTTTATTTCAGAGAATCTAGAAGAAACGTTTGCGCCGGTTGCTCCAAAAAATCCTCTAGCTTGCTCTCCTAGTTCTGAAACTGACGGCAGATTTAATGCTGAACCTACGTCTTTTGCGAATTTTCCAACCGTTGCAAAGAAACCCTTTGGTTTTTTAGACTCAGAGTTTATTTCCATATCCAGAACCTTCTTTTTCTGTGATTTTAACTTAAACGGTTCGTTATTTACGGTAGTTGAATTGGATTGGTTTGACCCTTCAGAAACTGATGAGGATGTCGTGTTTACGGTAGTTGCAGTCGACGTTGGCTGATTTACAACGTTTGTCGTCACTGATGTCGATCCTAGAGGAGTCTCGGTTTTTACCGGAGCGGTCTCCTTATTTTCAAGGTTTATGTTGATTGCAGTACTCCGGCTTTCCTCAGGTTTTGGTTTTTCTTCCATCACCTCAGCCGGCTTTGATGTCATCGACCCTTCTGAGCTAGTAACACCAGTAGATTCAACGTTAGTGTTTGTTTTTTCGTTGATTGTACCTTCTGATTTAACGGAAGTCTGTGGTTTAACAGTATTGGACTCAACTTGCGGTTTTTCATTGATCGCTACGTTGGACTTAACTGAGGTTTGAGGCTTATTCTCAGTAGATTCAGTCTTTGGTTTTTCGTTGATTGTGGAAGAAATAGGTTCATTTTTTCTTCCAGTAAAAAGAGATGCAAATGCGGCCTTTACTAATCCATCTGCTCCAAAAGAATTTAGAGAAAGATCGATTCCATAGATCGTTTTTAACCTATCTACAAATAGCTCATCCGGTATGCTGAAAAATTGATCTACTGTGATTTTTGGATCACTTGATTGAAGTGATGAAACAGTTGAATAAAACTTTTGATAGGCTGCGCGTATCTCCTCCTCAGGATTGATATTAGGTAAATAATTTTCAGCAGCGTCCTTTTTGTCGATGCCAAGCTGACCGTTTTGTAATCTTTTCCATAGATCCGGCCCAACAACTTTGTATTTACCCTTGTCTTTACGTTTGCCTTCTTCTTCAAGGTTAACTCCTTCAACCTTAGCGACTTCCGCTTTAGCCGCTTTAATTTCATCGGACAGGAGACCCCTCGGATCGCGTAGTTGACCGCTAAGCGAATAAATCCCACTAAGAATAGAATCTGGCCCAAGTATTTTGAATGCAGTCTTGAGTTCATCAGAAGGATAAGGATTCGCCTTTGCATATTCAAGGTTTTCCTGTATCTTTTTTTGAATTCCTTGAGTAGCCTGTTTTACATATAGCTCAACGCTCAAAATTTAGAATTTTTTATTATTTATTTAATTTTTAAGTGATCCGGAAGATTGACTCTTACTGGCTGATCCTGGCTAATAGCACCGCCGAAGACGTCTTCTTGGCTATTATTCTTTTCTATTTCTTCATTCACAATGTTTAATAGTAAAGAATACTCCATGTATTCAAGTTCATATAAAGTATCAAATGATTGGTTAAGCTTCACTGCCAAGTCTTTATTAAGCTTAAATAAGTTCATCAAGTCTAACTGAAATAATGAAAATATCTTTGACAGTGAAGCTTCCTTCCAAAAAAATGTGGCTCTCCGTGACGTTTTTACATTTTTCACAAACGCTTAACACCTTATTTAGGCTTGCCTCCTTCAGCTGCTTTGTGAACTTATGGATAAAGATAAACTTATTATCTGGCCAATTTGCTGAACTAAACTTAAGATCAGTAAGATAGCTTGAATTTACCGGTCGCCAATCACCAATTAAATACGGACCAAACTCATAAAAGGCCTCGTCTATTTCCATTCCCCTATTAATATCGTCTTGTCTTTTTGTCCTGAACTTGTTTTCAACTCCTATCGTGGGCAAGTAAAGATAGAAGGTCTCATTTAGCTTTTCAGAAACTATTTTAAAGCACCGATCTTCTTCTGAATACCATTTCATTAATTCGTTTGGATATTCAAACCCTTTTAAATTATTGCTCAAGACCTGTGTTCTATTTACGTGAGCATCATTTTCACATTTTATGTTTGCCCAAAGCTTATTTTCTTGATTTGGAAAAGTAAGCTCATATATTCTAAAAAGTATGTGATATCGATCTATTTCTAAAAAATCATTGAAGTTTAGCGGTCTTCCTCCTAAAACTTTAATTTTGGTACATGCATTTAGTACGAAATTTATTTTTTCCCGAACATCAAGCGGATCATTTTCATCAATCGTTGACCAGTGTCGAATCTCTCTAGTCTTTGCCGATCTTAATAATAATTCGGTGCCTGCCGGGTAGAATAACCCTTGTGAAGGAAGTGATCGTAGATCCAATAATTTCCAAGAAGACTCAGCGGCAGCTGACATTTCAGGAGGTTCAGAATATCCTTTTATTTGGCCTAAGCTCTTTTGTTCAGGCTCAGGTGCAACCTCATCGACTTTAATCGTGTTTATTCCATGTAAGCGATCCTGCTCTTCAAGAAAACGAGCAGCTTCTTCTTCATCAATCCCATTTGAAAGCATATAAAATAGTTTTTTTATTTTATATACAAAAATAACTGATTGGTTCTAACAGATCTAAGTTTACGTTATGAATTAATGAATTGGGAGAAAGAAAGAGCTCGTCGTGTTGAACTTTCATAGATTCTCTCGATAGTATCGATGTAGATCTCAGTAGACTCTAGAGTAGAAGGATTTTTTATCCATGCTCGAATCGTATTGTTAGCATAGTCGGGAACTATCTTATAAAGCTTTCCTACCATTACCTTTCCGTTTTCAGAATCTATTTGTGAGTTTACAATGGTTCCTCTGACCCTATCTCCGGGTTTAAAGTAGAATCTTAACTTACTTATTTGTAAATCAAATGGGGATAGCCCAGGATCACCCTTAACAGACATGTCAGCAAGAGGACGCTGGCTAACGGATACTCCAGGAGTAAATTGGCTTCTTCCTGTAGTAAAGTTAAAGTCTCCCTTAGTTCCATAGAAGGGCAAGCCCTGCATTAAGTGACCGTTTGAAGAAGCATTAAATTCATCAATTCTTTCCATTAGTATACGGTAGGTATTGCACGTTTCTTATATCCAATAACAGAGTATCCAGTCTCCTCGACTTCATCTCCTAAAACATCTAAGAAAACGAATTTTTTTAAATATACATCGATTACTGGTCTCCATGTTTGAAGATAGGTAACCGGATATATTGGAGCATTAAGATCATCGTTATCTAAGCCCCAAATCTTAACTTGAGTTGCAGTTGCTAGTGAGCTTAGGTCTGCAAACTCTACTTTAAAGATGGGTCCCTTCGCATTTCCATATTGAGCAAGTTCACCGATCTGATAATACCCTAATGAAGTTGTCTCGGTCGCAGATCTTCGACGATCTGTTGGAATAAACGTAGGTTCATAATTTATTCCAGCAGTAAGGTTAATTATTTCAGTTGCGTAATTAATCATTTCTTTAATGTTTTTTATAATGCGTTTCCAAATAAAATCAATGCAGACACTCTAATTGGATAGTTAGTATTTGTGTTACCTAGTACTATTTTATTTATTATTTGAGTCGGATCGTTTGATTTAGGATTAGTAAAGATGGAAAAGAAATTGTACATTGGATAGAATGTCATGTCTCCATTATATTGTGTAATATACAAAGTCACATTCTTATCAGAAATAGGTATTTCTTCTGAATTTAGATCATTCGTTGGATATGTTACTTTTACTAAAATTCCTCTAACATACGGCTTACCGCTTTCTAATATTGCTAATGGAACAGGTAAGTCATTGTCAAATAGTGTGATTTCTTCTGAACTTACTCCTCCTTCTTTAACCGTTATGCCAATACAGGAGTAGCCGTCCGTTGGAAATGCAAAATCTTTTAGACAAAAATC